GTCCGAACCGGGCTTCATGTGAACGCCGGTAACCTTGGCAAAGGAATGAATGTGCAGATAATCACCCACATGCACATCGCTATCCAGATCAAGCTTATCGAGGGATTCTTTATTGAACGACCCGCAGAGACCATAATCATAATCAGGCAAATCAGAAACGCACGGCGTAATCATGCCCATCGGCGCATCTTTCGCTTTATCAGCATCAGTGCGCTGCATATCCGTCATAGATGGAAAAGAACGCATTTTATGACCATGTGCCAGTTGCCAAGCTTTGGAATGTAACTGCGGGTGTTCCAATTGCAGTCACCAATACCTGAAACTCACGCCAGCCAGTTGAAGGAATGGTTTTCGTTGTACCATTAACAGTTACACCACTTCCAGCAGTCAGAACAGAAGTTGTTGAGGCAGTCTGGTTGACAATACGCAAGCGATAGCTTGTGCCAACAGTCGGGCAATGCAATGCACCAACAATTGCAGCAGCCGTAGGAGTGTTAAACGTGGTAATAGCAGTAGAACCAGTAATATCAAGATCAACACTTGCAACGCCGCCAGTAATCTGAGCAGCGGTAAGCGTAACACTCGTAGCTGATGCAACAGTGTTATAAGCGGCAGTTGCATTTGAAGCAGCCTGTACCGCCCAAACACCGTTTGCAGCAGAATTAAACACGGCCACACATCCAGGAAGAATCGTTGTCCCTACAGTAGATGCTTGACCATTAATTGTGTCACTGGTTGCGTTTTGTGGTGGGTAAACCAACAAGGCATTAGCACCAAGGTTGATGACCGTAACTTCAAGGCCAGCCGATTGGGTAGTTGTGCTAACAACTGTTCCTGGTAAATTTACGCCGGTTCCAGTAGTAACCGTAGAAACTACTGCAAGTTGGTTGACCAATTGAGTAGCAGTTGCCTGTGAAGTACCAGCAGCCGAAACACCAGTTTGGTAATTTTGTGTTATAAGAGACCCAGAGTACCCTTCACCAATACCATTAGAAGTCCATGTGCCGTTTTGTGTGCCAGCAATATAAGACTGGGTGCAAACGTAAAGAGTGGTTGAACCTTGCATCTGCGTAACGCCTGTACCAGTAGCGATACCATCAATTGTATCACCGTTAGTTCCGCCGTTATAACAACCATAAACCTGCAATGGATTTGCTCCATTGTTAGCTATAAGAATAGTTAAACCCTTAACCGCAACAGGCAAAGCAGCGCCAGTCCCAGAAGCAACGGTACTAAATTGATTAATTTCAGTCGCAAGTGCTAAAGCAGTGCTTTGACCTGCAGAACCACCAGTTAGAGCAACGCTTGCACTTTCAGTAAAAAGGCCAGTAATGGTAAGGTTATTGAATGTAGGGCTGACACCTGTTTCAGCTAAAGCAGCAATCTGACCAGTCGTCAGATAGAAGTCCTGCCCACTGGGCTGACCATTAGAACTGACGCCAAAAGCGCGTAGAGTCTCGTTTCCGCTCAACGGAGATGCAAAATTGGTGGGTACGATTGATGTCATGCTCTAAACTCCTGAAACGAATTATTTCTTCTCTTCGCCTTTGCCCATCTCTTTTTCGTGGCGCTTATGCATAGCCGCGTGTTCGTCCGCATGCCTCGAATGCATTTCTTTTTTGTCGCCGCCTTTATGCATCATGTGTTCGCGTTGATGCTTCATGTGCATTTCAGCTCTGTCCATCGAATGACGGGCTTCCATATTTGCGCCTTCGCTTTCAGCGCCGCCTTCAGTTACGGCTTCTTTGTCCTCGGCTTTGTCGGCCTTCTTCACTTTGACCTTGCCGTCTTCGGCATCACGTTCCATTTTTGGCGAATTGCCAAACATTTTGTCTGCCATTTTTCCCATGATCTATTCCTTTGCTCCGTACAACAGTGCGGCTCCGCTTTTCTTCTTCGCGGCAGGGTGAAAGTGTTTCAGAGTTTTGGCTAACTGTGCCTCTTTCCTGATTGTTCCGTTTTTAGAGTGCATTGCCTCGTTTAATTTTTCTTCTGGTATCTTCTCTCCTTGCGGGATTCCAAGGTGAGAGTGTAACTTTCCCTTGCCTTCTTTACCGATTGCTGATTGAATCCATTTCTTCTTCTTTTTGGGATCAGACATGACATACCCCTACAAATACAAAAAAGAAATCAGCAACCTTATTCCTGTCTGCCAAAACTGTCATTGCATTAGACATATCGAACTTTCCGGAAACCATAGATTGCCTAGCGCCCGCACTCGAAAAATGCTTGCCGACTAGATAATCTATTGGCTTCTTCTCAGCCATTTATCATGCTCGTCTGATCTTGTTTCTTACTGCGGACGCTCTTGATTTCAGGTGTGCTGATTTGTTCCTGCTCAATAACGCGAGCCTTCGACTTGACAACCTTGTTGGACATGACCGGAGCCTGAACACGCTCGGCATTGAACCGACCGCTATCGGCAATCTGCGCCAGATAAGACCTCATGTTGATTTCATGGGTCTGTACGCCCATGCGCATGCCGTATTCTTTGTTTTCTTTAGCTTCCTCAACGCCACGGGCAAGCTTCTTCATCCAATCTTCGACCGCCATCAAAGCGAGTTCGTTCATAGGCAAAAGATTGTAATTAGGCTCATCAGGGTACGCGATCAGCGTTGGTCGTCCTTGTGCGTCATACTCCTCATGCAACGTTTCACCATCGAAAAAGCCATTACCAACAACACGGTAAATCGGCTCATCATCGGGGATGCTAAGTTTGGAAACCTTCTGGGGAGGAAACGTATAAAGCGATGCCATTGTCTATTCCTTAGTAGGCAGAATTGAAGTTCTTCACGGAATCCAGCACCGACTTGATGCTTGGCGGGTTCATCAAGAACTCAGCGTTAACCGACATAGTTGCCGTATTAGTTAGATCAAAGTATGCGCGATAGAAGCGCGGCAGACCGGCAAACTCAGGCGGGATAGGCGGCAGAGGAAGATAAAGCGTATATCCCAAAGTCAAAGTCGCCAAACCAGCCTTGGCTCCGCTTGTGGTCAGGCGCGTGTAGGTGCCGGGAGAATACGAGCCGTTGTCAGGAGCCGCTTCAATTCCGAAAGCAAAAGTACCAGTACCCGTGCCAGCCGTCGAAATCGTGAACAAAACACCGGGATGAGCAATGTTTTGACCAAGGCCGAGATCAGTACCAAGGTTGGTAGCCAAACCAGCGTTGCCGATCATATTGGGAGCGTTCCCTGCACCGGCTCCGGTTACGTCAAAGACGTTCGTAGAAGCGCCAGAGGCAGAGACTGCTTGAGCAACGGATAGGTTTGCGCCAGAAGAATTTTCGGTATATGCCATTTGTCTTGCTCCTTAAGTTTTAAGAGACTGTCGCTTCTGCGTCGGTCAGTTGATCGTTCAAGCGGATAGGAATGCCACGCCAGTTGAGAACGGGTGCGCCGTCATATTCGGTTGGCGACATCAAAACGTTCTTGTTGCGGATTGCCTGAATTTCCATCGCCGTTTTGACGGTACGATCCGATGTCCATGTGAATTTATGGCCAATGTTTCCATTGGGGTCGTCAGTCTTCGTGATGCCGGAAGCGCGTGGCGTGGTATGAGGCAGCAAATTGATAGCCGCGCTCATCAGAGCGAACAAATCAGGAGGCGTGGTCGAAAGTAAACCGCCAGCCGTGGTCGTCGTATCGATATTGCAGATACGGGCGTTGAACTGCCAGTTATCGACGCAAACACCAAGCTTCCAAGTGAACACATCCGTATAACCTTCGTAACGAAGACCGTTAACATCATACAGAGGAACGATGTCGCCCTTATCTTCATGTTGAAGACCAGCCGCAGAACCTTTCGGAAACAGGACGGCGGTGCCGCCTTCATCGCTCCAGCCATTGAGCCACAACGATGCATTTGAACTACCTGCGCCACCGGCACTGATAACGTTCTTAGCCGTTGCAGCAACCGTGGTAGAGAGGGCGTTGTAATACAGCGTCAAACCAGTTGTGGATTGAGGCACCGTGTTTTCATTGGCATAGAATACCGAATTGGCAAACTTCTGCGCCATGCCTTGCATGTGCGGCTTGGCTTGCTGCAAACGGAACTGGGCGACTTCGCCGTTGAGTTCGGCTTCGTCTTTATCGACCATCCCGTAATCACGCAGAATGCCAATCGAAAACTTCTGTTTGCCAAAGATGGGCTTGGTCGCCGCGATACCTTGGTTATTGGCCTTCCAAGAAGGTTGCGGCAATCCGACAACAACCGAGGTTTCGTGACCCATTGGCAAATTGCCGGGCTTGGCAATCGCATCAGCAACAACGTCGTTGCACTGAGCCATCAAGTTGACGATATAGCCAATGGTGCCGTCAGGGGAACTCATAGCCGCCCAATCCATGAGATTAGGAACCTGATTGTTGAATAATGGCATTGTCTACCTTCCTTTAAGGTTATTACGATTTAGGGCTGTTTCCGTACATAGATTGGGCAATGCCCTGCTTCTGTACGGGCACGGATTGAGATAAAACCGGCGAACCTTCTTTTGCTGCTGTCTTGGTGATATTGGATAAGAAACGGAGCAGAGCAGGGTGATTTTCAACGCCCGTTTCCTGCAAAAGCTTGGCTGTTTCGAGTTGCTGCGCTTTGGTGCCGCCGTAAAGGCTAATAGCTTGGGAGGCCGCACTAACGGTTCCTTCCCAATTATCTCCACCAATCGAAGGGTCTTTTTTAGCGTTCTCGAGCCATTCCTTGTTGCGGTTGTTAAACCAGTCCCAAGAAGCCTTATTCTGGCTCTCGACAACCGCCTTAACATCCTCAAGGTGCATGTCGATCATTTCCTGACCAAACTTCTGCACAGCAGCTTGTTCGGTCTTGGAAAGATTCTGGAACTCGCCAAGTTTCGATTGGAATGATTTGAAAACGGGATTATCGACTTGTGCGCCTTCAGGCAGCTTGAACTCGTAAACCGGCAACGGCGCTGGCTCGGCGTCAACCTTTGGGGCTTCGGCAACAGCGTCAGCAGGCTTGGTTTCTGGCTCTGGATTGAGGAGGGGTTTCGCAGCTTCAACCGCAGGCTCGACGGGCGCAACAGGAGCAACTTCAGGATTTGGCGCGGTTTCTACAACTGGGGTAGTAACTTCGACGGGAGCTACTTCAACGACGGGCGCTACAGGAGCGGTAACTTCCGGTGCTACAACTGGTGCTTCGTCAGCCATAAGGTCTTTCCGTCAAGGGATGCGGCTCTTCACAGAGCGGCTATTTGACGGATACTATAACTTGATTTTTTATGAGATATAACTACCGCTAAAGGCGGGTTACGAAATTATATTTGCTCTGATCGCTATTGCGACAGCATTGACGGTATTTTTTGCTTCTAGTTTGATGCGAACGTTATCAAGGTGGAAATTTACGGTGTCATAAGAAACATTTAGCAACTGCGCAATAATGGGATGTGTATTTCCATCCGCGACGAATCCCAAAATCTCAACCTCTCTCGGCGTTAAACT